ACCAATTCGGCGTGCAGTCTGTGGCTAAAGAAATGATTGATGCGAAGCTTGCGGCAGAACAGCTTGCCGAAGTTGCGCGAATGGTTGACTTCCGTTTTGGCAGCGGCACTTGGGCATCAATACTGGCAGAACGGCAAAAACGCATTCAAGAAGCCAAAGAAGCGCGTACAAAAGCCAGAAAGATAGAACAGCAACGCCAGCAAGAGATGCTAGAAAATCTGAAATTTGGGGCTATTGTTATTGGTTGCATTGTGGTTATCATTGGGCTGTTTTTGGCTATAATGATAGAGGCGGCATCTGCTATTGTTAAATAGTGCAGTCACAATTGGATTAATGGGGGAATATCTTGCTGCGGCGGCTATTATTTCGATCGGGACACACAAGGTTTCATTATGTCAGCAAACGTCTGTCGATTTGGTGGCTTTCAATGCTGGTAGCTATCTGTCGGTGCAAGTTAAAACTGCGTCTTTACATCAAAGACCGCATCGGCAACCGTCTTACCAATTTCAGCTTACACACGGCAGCAAAGTTAAGCGCAAGCACAGTGCAAGGGATTTTGATATATATGCTTTGGTTGCCGGTGATCCATCGCACAGACGCTGCTTGTTCTTGCCCACCGCAAAGCTGTGCTTACAAAGTACGAAGCGACTGCCGCCATCGCGGTTTACGGCTGAAGCGGAAATTGAAAGCTGGCATAAAGCGGTTGATTACGTTTTGGAGATGAGAAAATGAATTTGGATCAACTGCGTGAAGAAATTGCCAGCGATGAGGGCGTGCGGCTGGACATATATTTAGACCATCTGGGCTTGCCTACTGTGGGCATCGGGCATTTGATCCGCGAAGCTGATGCGGAACACGGGAAACCTGTCGGCACGCAAATCACACCGGAACGCTGTCGCCAGCTATTTGCGCTTGATATTGCGGTCACTGTCGAAGATTGCCGGTCGCTGTTTGATAATTGGGATGATTTGCCAGAAGAATGCCAGCTAATCTTGGCAAATATGGCGTTTAACCTAGGCCGCAGCCGGTTGGGTCGCTTCTTAAAGCTTCGTGCGGCTATAGCTAACTATGATTATGATGAAGCGGCAACCCAGATGGCAGATAGTAAATGGGCAAGGCAAGTGCCAAATCGCGCTGGCAGACTTATTGATCGGATGAGGGCGATTGATGAGTAAAGTCATTCTGGAATATAAAATTATTCCGCGCTTTATGATGTTGGCGTTCACGTTTATGGCTTGGAACGTCTGCGACTGGTTTATGGGATTAGGCGCAGCGGCAACAACGCAGCAAACCGCATTTGTCAGCACGATAGTCGGCGCGGCCACTGGTGCTTTTGCGGTCTGGATGGGAAGCGAGGCAAAGAAATGATTGAAGCGTTAATTGCACCAGTGACGGGATTGCTGGATAAATTTATCGAAGACAAAGATCAAAAGAACAAGCTGGCGCACGAACTTGCGACAATGGCTGACCGGCACGCACAAGAACTTGCCAAGGGGCAGCTAGAGATCAACAAAGCTGAAGCGCAGCACCGCAGCATCTTTGTAGCTGGCTGGCGTCCATTTGTGGGCTGGACTTGTGGCATTGCGCTTGCTTGGCATTTTGTGCTTGCCCCGTTCATTATCTTTGGCAGTGCTTATGCTGGCATTGCATTGCCCGATCTGCCGCAGTTTGATATGTCATCATTGCTGACTGTTTTGATGGGTATGCTTGGCCTTGGCGGGATGCGTTCATTTGAAAAAGTGAAGGGTTTGACAAAGTAAGGCGGTTATTCCAGCCGCCATACTCGCCACCCCTTATTTTCAATTTTGCGGGTGGTGTATTTTAATCCGCGATAACGCAACGCGTCACGCAGCGACATTGCTTTTTCATAAGTGTCGCAAAGTACGCTGTCGCCGATGTTCATATCACTAATGATTTCAATCTTACTGCGGCGTGCGGGCGGCACCGGAATGTTCTTTTCTATTTGCATTGATTATATCTAGCCTTTCCCTGAAGCATCCAAGATGCAATGTTTGTTTTTCGCCATCAACGATCCAATCTGGATCACTAAGGCGCAAGGTCTTATCGCACCATATGCACCGACCTAAATCATTAGAGGCCGGTGCATAGGTTATTTTCTTTTTAGAACGGGATCGCATCTGCTAACGGCTGCATTACCTCAGAGCGTTGCACTTCCTGTTCCTTTGGCGGCATTGGGTCACTGATCGAGGCAGACATATATTTAGTGCCTTTTGCACTTTCCCTTACCCAAAGCGCGATCCGTTTGTCAACGCCATCTACATTTATTTTGCCGGTATAATCCGGTTGGTTATCGGCGGTCTTATTATCATTCTTAAAAATCGCGCCGCGATTAGTATCATCATATTGATCAGGCATTTTGCAATTCATCCTTCCGTTGCTTAAACATTGCTAATTGATCATCGGGGCATTTTATGCCGCTGGCACCGTACAGCGTTGTGTAAAGCGCGTTTACATCTCGCACACTTTTACAGGCATCTAATTTTTCAGCTAAAACATCGTTTGAGGTGAGGCCAGCCGCCGGAGTGGATGCAGCGACTGGCCTCTTGTTAGCAGGCTGCGGACGGGAGGGAACCGCGCCACGCTGACTAGCTAAATTACCATCATCATCACTTGCATTCAATCCGAACATTGTCATTAAACTTGCGCGCCGATAATAAGTCACACAACTTATAAACGATTGCGGAGTGTCTTTTTCTGGACTGATTTGTAAATAGCTGCTAATTTTTTCGCCGGTTTCTAAATGAACTACAGTCGTCACTAGCGCACCGTCTTGAAAATATTGCGCAAATGACAATCCGTAATCTGGCAAAACATCTAGCGCGGTTAAAACATCACCAAGCGTTGAATATTCTGATTTAAACATCGGATTTTTGCCAGACTTGCCGACACTAGCAGCCTTTCTGACATCGGCTAATGCCGCGTGTAATTTTATATTTTCCATAGGTCTTTTGCCCTTTCAAGCCACTCATCTTTCATTTTCCACTGGTACATATGACCCCAGTCGGGATCAATAATTGAGGCCAGAACTTTAGGGTTGTTACTGACGTTCAATAGGTTTTGCCGGATTAACGCTTTATGCCGCATTTCATTTAATGCGTGCGCAATCCCGTCTGCTTGCAATTCTGGGCAGTTATATGCGTTAAAAATAACTGCGTCGTGTTCGGCAATATAAATTATAGAAGGCGTGACCCGAAGCGCGTGCCAATAAATAGCTGATTGACAAACGTGCGCAAATTCTGGCGATTTCGGAAGCGTAGCTTTTGACCAGCCTTGCGATCCGTCTTTTAATAACTTAGTTTTGCGCGGTGCTTTAGTTTTCATTTCGGCAAACATACTGTCTTGCACTAATAAATCGACAAAACCTATAACCGGTATGTTCACATCATTTAACCAACATTCAATGCGTTCTTCATCAATTGCGCCGATAAACCCGTTTTCTACACAAATATTCACACCGTTTTCGATCATAGCCGGTATACATTCACGGAACTTCACACGCAAAACATCATCTTCATCTGCATTGTGAAAATCAAACGCAATTTGCGCCGCTTCTATTGCTTCGATCATATCTGCGCCGTGACATACAATCGCTTGTACTGCATTATGGACTGACGTTCCGACTGCTGCACGTTCCCCGACACCGACCTGACTGCGTTCTTCCGGTGTAAGATATAAATAATCAAAAACCCACTTAGCTGGCGTGCGCAATAATTGACTAGCTGATAAATGACTAAATCCAGCAGCTTTCCATTGTTTGCTTATTTCCCGTTTTACCATTTTTAACTCCCATCCACTGAAACCACCTTAATCACATTAATTAGCTTTGTAAACTTTTTAATTTACAGTTTTAGAAATTTGTATAGTCTGAACAAAATTGCAAAGGAGTTGCGAATGTCTGGCAGTAAGTCAAGAAATAAGGGTAGGGGCTATGAATATGAAATTGCTAATGAGCTTTTTGATAGGCTTGGCCTCAATTTTATACGCGAATTAGATCAAACACGGGAAAAGCATCTTGGTGATTTACGCACCGAAGATATGAACTTTCCATTTGTTATCGAATGTAAACGATACAAATCTGGCGTGTCACCTGAATGGTGGGATCAAGTTTGTGCCGCAGCATCAATAGCCGGTAAATTGCCGCTTTTATTTTACCGGTTAGACAGGCAAAGCACGCGGGTGCGGATGCCAATACAAGTTTTAACAGAGCTAGATTATTATGCGCCAAATAGGGATTATGCCGAACAAATTGATTGGAGATATGCTTGCGAGGTGAATATGGATACAGCTTGCTATATCATCAGGGATTTTATAGCTGACTTATAGAAAGGTTTGCGCAGATGAGTAGAAATATGAACACTGTTGGCGACCGCGAATATGTAATGATTTCGACCGAAACGTGGATTGATGTTAAAGATTTAACAGTGGAGATATATAAAAGCAAAACGGGCGTTGAAGTGCGTGTATTGCCGCGCAATTCAGATAATGGCGTTGAGCCTTTAGGCGTGATCCGCGCTGATTTCATATCAACAACGTCAAAACGTCAAAACGTCATACCATTTTTTCCGAAGGGTCACTTTAATGATCCAAAGCGGTGATGGTAAATTTGCCATATTATATGCACAAGGCAGATGCCCCAAATGTCGTGGGTATTTGCAGCCAGATGGCGATGTTTATGTTTGCGAGATATGCAAGATGACACATAAAGGAGTGGAAATTGGAAACCGAACAAAATCTAAAAATGGAAATGCTGACGATAGCTGACATCGGTACAGCTTGGAAATGTGAGCCGGTAAAGTTGCCGCAATATTGTCAGCTTGATTTCGCCCTAATAAGGCAAGGCAAGATCGAAGCGTTTGCCGAAGTCAAGTGTCGCACGTTTAATCGGGATCGTTATAAAACGTCACTAATCCACCTTCACAAGATGATGTATGCGCGGCAAGTGGCGTTTGAGACCGGCATACCGACTTTTTTGATAGTGCGCTGGACTGACTGGATCGGTGCTTGCAGCTTCAAGGTGGATTTTGTCACGACTATCGGGGGCAGACGGGATCGCGGCATTGAGCGCGATTATGGACTAATGGCGGAAGTGCCAATAAGCGAATTTCATATGGTAAGGGAATTGTTTAATGAATAGATCAAAGGCTTTGGAAACTGTCGAACAAATTTTGGAAGACAGGGGTGCTAATTACGGCGATTTGAGAGAAAACTGGGATCAAACGGCTAAAATGATCGAAATGATTGTTGGCGTTAATATCAGGCCGGAGCAATTTGGTGCCATTATGATTGCAATGAAAATGTCACGGCTGGCTAATAGCGATTGCCGGCATTTAGATAGCTTGCTGGACATTATCGGCTATGCGGCTTTGACGATAGAAATATTGGGGGAAAACGATGAGCATTAAGGCACTAGATTGGGCTATGGATACAAAGCTAGATGACCCGCTAGCTAAATTAGTTTTAATCGTAATAGCAAATCATCATAATCAATCACACGGTTATGCTTGGCCTTCTGTCGGGCATATCTGCGATGTAACTTGCGCGAGCGAAGCGACAGTGCGCCGTAAAATTTGCAAACTAGAAGATTTGTTATTGATAAAGCGTGAATATAGGGTGGGCAGATCAAATCATTATTACCTATCTTTTAAGCCCCCTGTCACTGTGATACCCCTGTCAGAGGGAGACCACCCCCCTGTCACAGTGAGCCCCATAACCCTTAAAGAACCCTTAAATAAAAATAAGGCTAAAACAAAGCTAATAGATTGGCAGCCTAATATTAACGATAAATCCTATGCAAAAGACCTTGGCTTGAACGCTGAAAGCATTTTAGAGGGTATTCGGTTATGGGATCAACAAAACGGCAATAAAGCCGCATATGTCGATTGTAGCGCGTTTTGGAAAAACTGGTGTAGGAAAGAGGCCGAAAGAAAGCCAAAGCGCGTGACAAGCCGTTCTAAGCCTTATAACAACAATTATAACAATCAAACGACGGAATGGACGCCGCCGCAGCGGAAAATGGTCACCGCAGAAGAATGGAAAAACCTATCAGAAAATATGCGCACCTATTATCGGCAGAACCGGCCTGACGTTATCGCTGAATTAAAAAAGATTGGGGGAAAGGTGTAAAAAGTGTTTACAAGCTGAAAAGGTCACGATACGCTGATTAAATCAAATAGCAAACGGGAGATTGCAAAATGTCTTATTCAAAGCCTAAATTATACACCTTATGGTTTTTCGGATCAGAAACACAGCTTTTTGTCGCTAACGAGCTAAAAGAAGTTAGTGAGCGTTATAATTTCGACCTAAATGAATTGTTGCGTTGGGGCGAAGTAGATTTTGACGATAATGACGGCAATGGCGTGTACGGCGGCATTTTCGAGATGGCCGAATAATGAGCCGCGTTTTTATCATAGCAGTATTAGCAGCCGGTTGTAGTTATACGCCGGTTGCTGATCTGCGCGTTAGCGGTGATAAAGCGCAGCTTTACCAGCGTGACGTTACTGAGTGTCGTCAGCTTGTCGATCAGGCGTTGTCGCCGCTGCAAGTAGGGGCAAAGCATAAATGGCTAAATGACTGTTTACGCGGTCGCGGTCATAGCGTTTTAGGAGTGTAAAATGATAAAAGATATAATCTGGATGTTATTTTTAACAGCGTTAGCAATTGCTTTTGGCACTAATGCTGTAACAACAAACTACAATGTTTGGGCTTTTATGGCTCGTTTTGGAGGGTAAAATGGATAGACACGTTGCAGAAACAATAATGGAACAGGTCAAGGCTTTCGATCCGTGGGCATTTGCCGCATACGGTGCGCAAAGTTTTATATCGTTACCTGAGAATGATAAGCGGTTAGGCGGGTTAGATTTTAAGGTTAATGGAAGAGTGCACAAAGGCAGCGTTATGATTAGCCTAATGCCAAACGACACTTATATGGTGCAAGCTTATAAATACGCAAAAAGCAAGGGCACTGTTAAGATAGAAACGCTAGAGATCGTAAAAGACGTTTATTGCGAAGAATTAGTGCCGGTTTTGGATCGTATAATCGAAGGGAGCGCGTAATGGCTAAAAAACAGGCAAAATCAGATTGGCAAATCGAGCGCGAAAAACGTATTGCCGAAGAAGAAGCCGCATATGAATGTTTAACTCAAAATCAAATGGAGGCTATTGATATTACATATAAAGCCCTTAAAGCTTTTATTTATGAATGGTCTGACGGCTTTGATATATGCGATGTCGAAACACCGCGTAAATTGCAAAAGGCGTTTTGGGCAATGCACAATCACTTTCATATAGTTGAGGGCGATGATGAATGACGAAGAAATCGAATGTCTTGAGTGCGGTGGCCTTGGATGGTTAATATATTGGCAGGGCAAACGCGGCGCAAACGATCCCTGCGGAAGCGAAGTGCAAGATGATTGCGATATATGCTTTGGCAGCGGGATGATAGAAAATCCGCAACAACAATAAGGAAGGGAATAAAGGGCGGCATTGACCGCCTTTTATTTTGCGGATAATGTCACGGGATGGATTATGTGCTATTCTTTGAAGATGAAGTCGATTGCGGCGTATGTGGCAAGGCAACCTATGCAGTCGTTGAGGCTAACAGTGGCACGATCAACTGCACTGAGTGCAATGGCATTATCTTTGACGCACGCGACTGCCACGGCACAGTCGTCATATTGGAATTAGACAGCGAGACACAGCACTAATGCAAATCAACGTACAAAGTAACATATCTGCGTTTGCAAAAGCTATGGATGCGTTTGGGCGCGATCATACACCGGCAGCGACAGCTAATGCCTTAACAACTACAGCGTTCGATGTACGCAAGCAGATCGTTGACGATACCTATCCAAGCAGTTTCACAGTACGCAATAAACGGTTTGCAAGCGCGATGTTCCGCGTTGAAAAGGCAACAAGGCGTAACCTAACGGCACGCGTATATGATCGACTAGGGCGTGATTATATGACAACGCAAGCCGAAGGTGGATTAAAACGACCGCGTGGCAACAACATTGCAATCCCATCTAGGCAAATCAAACGCACAAAAACAGGCAGGGTGCCGAAGAATAGGCATCCGCGTAACGTATTAGGCGGCAAGGCGTACAAGACAAAGCTAGATAGTGGGCAAGAAGTTATTGCAGAACAGACAGGACGTGGGGCAGCGCGTAAACAACGGGTGTTGTACTTGTTAGAAAAGATTGCACGTATTCCAAAGCGGTTTGCGTTCTATGAAGATGCAAATAAAAAGGCGGGGCGGGTATTCGACCGCAATTTCAGAAAAAGTTTTGCTTTTCAGAAGAACAAGGCGCGAATGAAATAAAAAGGTACTTTGACAAGCATACAGCCACGGGGAACGCACAAC